ATTTCGCATGTGGTGATGTTTTCCTTGGGCACTTCACTGTGTCTGGTCGCTGTTGTATCCTTGGGACTTGCGGCACCAGCAGCCCTTCCCATTATCGAGGTCTACATCGACAGCATGGTGGGCCTAGCAATCGCCACCACTCTTGCCTACGTCGGCGGTTCCGTGGTAGACTACAACGGTGGCGTGGGCGGAGTGCTTGGGCGAGATAAAGGACCGAAGGGATGATTGGATTTTTCAAAGGACTGTCGGCGAATAGTATCATGTACTTCCTTGCCGCTTGCGTGATCGTGTTCGGTCTATGGCAGGGCTACGGGTTTGTCAATGACAAGATCGAGGCTGACAAGAAGATCGTCACACTTGAGATGGAGGTCCAGACGAATGAAGAGACCATCCGTATCCTGAACGAGGCAGCAGCCCAGAAGGACCGAGCGATTGAAGCCGCTGACGCGGCCAACTCCGAACTGGATGCGCTCAATCCACAGTATGACGATATCCGCCGCAACGCGGACAATGTAAAGGATGAAGACGATGCTACGCTCGCTCCTGTGCTGCGCCGCACTCTCGATACTCTTGACGGGCTGTGACTGGGTAACCGGCGAACCTAAGACAGTATACGAGGCCTACCCTGTCGTGACATACGTCCCAGACAATGTCCGGTCGTGCCCTCCTATTCCCAAGTCCAGAGACTACATCTCGGGCGCTGCACTGCAGTCTGAGGCGTCGGCTTACGTGACCCAGCTACACCGTGTTGCCCGGACGTGTAAGGCCCGTCTGGACGCGGTAGACAACATCCTCAAGGATGGTGAGGCGGAAGCAGCCAAGGCCGCTCCACCGGAACCAAAAGAAGAATAGGCGTTAGCCGCCACAGTTCTCAGCCCGTTTTGGTACCTTGTCGCCTGCGAGGATAAATGCGCATGCCGTGCCTACGTTCGCTTCAAACGACTCCCACGTGTATTCCCCCGTGGATTGGGACCACTGTGGGTTGTGGTGGCGGTTGCGGAGGGGGATGCCGTGGTTGACTAGAAGGCGGATGTAGTAGCGCTCAACCTTGTTTATCTCTGCGGGGTCCACAGCGGGGCGTAGGATGGTGAAGTAGGTGTCAGGCTGGTGCACACGACGCGGTAGGGACCGTGCCCTCTGTACGGCTTGCTCGTGGTCTGACAGGTCGTTTCTGACGTCAGCGCCTACGGTGATGATCCCGGACAGGTGGGCCTTCGCTGCGGCGGGTAGCGTATTGTAAAGCTCGGATGTATGTCCTCGAATTCTATGGTCTAGCGCGATGGACTGTCCGACATAGGCCGATTCATGACTGGCGAAGAGATATATAACACCTGTGCGTCCTTCGTCTCGACAAACACGACAAGAGATTCCTTGCTGGCGGCGGACGTGGCTGACTTGCGGTGAGAGGGGGTGCCCTACGCCGCATTCCCCGATGGCGTGCTGTCTTAGTTTCTTACCTCCCATGCGGGATTCGAGATGGTGAAACACCCCTCCTATTTCAGTGAAGGCAGCGATCACCATTTTCTCATTCGATTCGTCGCGGCAGGTTGTGCAGGAGATTCCTTGGTGGCGGCGGACGTCGCTGACTCGCGGCGAGAGAGGGTGCCCGTTGCAGCATTCCCCGATGGCGTGCTGGGTGGTGTTCTTACCTTCCATACGGGATTCGAGATGGTGGAACACCCCTCCTATTTCAGTGAAGGCAGCGATCACCATTTTCTCATTGGCCTCATCGCGGCAGGTTGTGCAAGATAAACCGTATTGGCGGACGTTGCTGACTCGCGGGGAGAGAGGGTGCCCTACGCCGCAGGTGCAGATGGCTCGTAGGTACTGATTCCCTCCCTTGTCCATCGCATACTCGAACCGATGGAAGGTCGCACCTACCTCGGCGCAAGCTGCGCGGACCATGTCTCCATGTCGTTCTTCCACTTGCTCATGGGTTAGCTTGGCAGGCATGCGGTCCTCTAGAATTGTATGAAGAGCGAGGATAGGCCCGCTAACGCGGGCCTATCCTTTATCCTGTCGAACCGAACCCGCCCTCACCGCGTTCCGTCTCATCATAGAAATCGTCGATTTCGAGTGGAGCACATGCGACGTAGGAGGTGATGATCATCTGCGCGATCCGATCCCCATGTGTTACGATGAATGGTTCATCCCCGTGGTTGATCAGGATAACCCCGATATCACCCCGGTAGTCCTCGTCGATCACGCCCCCCATGATGTCGATGCCGTGCTTGTAGGCCAGCCCGCTACGCGGGGCGATCCGACCATACGTGCTCTCGGGCACTGCGACGGCGAGACCCGTCTTGAACAGCTTTCGCTCACCGGGAACAAGGTTGTAGAAGCTCCCAGTCATGTCATAGAAATTCGCGTACAGGTCCATGCCTGCAGCGCTGTTCGATCCGTAGGTTGGGAGCGTCGCGCCGTTGTTCCGCTTCTTGAAAAGGACGACACCCCCGCCATATCCACGCATTTCTTGGAATTCTGCGATTGCTTCGAATGCAGCTTCCCCATCTTTGTCGGTGTAAATCATCTCGTCTCCTGTGTCAGGTATTTGGTCAGTTCGGTGTACCCGCCGATGAACCGGACGCCATGATAGATCATGGGTACGGATGTCTGTCCGATTTCCTCACCCTTATTTCTAAGGTCTGATCGGCTCATCTTGCGGATGGAATAGGCATGACCCATTTTGTCGATGTGGTCAATAGCCTTGTCGCACCATTCGCATGGAAAGGTGCCTCTGATGATTGTAAATCCCACGTGCTTGTGATCCATTGTATTTCCTCGTGAGAAGGGCCGCGTTAGCGGCCCCTCTGTTCAGCGTACGGGGCATGCCCCGGTTGCACATTCTTCGCCCTGCATCATCTCTTCGATGTCAGTTCCCCCGAGGTCCACCGTCCCCAGCTTCGCTGTGTATGCGTGGAACGTCTTGGAGTCGACGACCTCTTGCGGAAGATATGCGTATCCCAAATCTGCCGCTGTCTTGGTCGGATCGTTGCGGTAGATGAAGCTCACGCCGACATAGATGTCCCAGTTGTCGAGCAGCCAGTCGATGATTTCCGGGACCTCGTCGAGGTCATAGGAGATGGTCACCGAGCAGTTGTGATCGACGTAGTTGACCTGCAGCATCTTGTAGCGTTCGAGTTGCGTGATGGCACTTTCGAGGTTGACTTCGACTTCCATCTCTTCGCCCCGGATCGTCTTGGTGACCGTGTCGAAGTCCATGTTTGCGTACTCGACCGGGAACTTGATGATCCGGTTGGATGCGTCGCTTGGGCTTACCATGATGTCGTAGTTCGCTGCGGCACATGCGGCGACGATGGGGTCGTCCTTGGAGAAGTTGACGTTGTTGAACACGTACCGGCCCAGAGGCTTGTGCACGCCCTCGCCTAGTTCGTCACCTTCCTGACCGAACACCTTGGTCTGTGTGCCCGAGGGCTTGACCGTGGTGACCAGCTTGGGCCGGGGCATGCCCAGTTCGTCAGCCATGCCGTTCGCACCGTCCTGAGCGACTGCACGTAGCTCCTGCCATGCTTCCGGATCAGCGTTGAACTCCCATCCGATCACACCTGTAACCCCGACGCCACACAGGCGCAGGAAGTCGTTCAGTTCGTGCCACGTGCGCTGCAGGATGCCGTCGTCGAGGTTGACGCAGGTCTGGCGGTAGTTGGCTCGTGCGATCAGCCAGTGTGCCCGGTGAAGGCCTTCCTCGTCGCCGTTGAAGCGGGACAGGGCGGTCTCGACCAGATTGCAGAACGACTTGTCGCCCAGCAGGATTTCGGCGCACGGGTTCACACCTTTGAAGTACGGCGCGCGACGTGTTGCCGCAGCAGCGTTGATGAACCCCGGCTCGGAACCGCCACCCTCTTCGAGAAGCTTGAACACCTTTTTCAGTTGGCGGCGTGTGGGCTTGTGGTCGAACAGAATCGAGTTGTTCGACATCTGGCGGTGAACGCGGTCTTTCTTGATCGACCAACGGTCGACGAATTCGTTTTCACCTACCTGCCACCAAGCGGCCTTTGTATCCGGGTTCCACACGATGAAGCCTTCACCGACTTTTGCGGTGCGCACGGGATCGCCGTGCTCGTCGATCACATCGACCGGCTGGCGGGCGAACCACATGTAGTTGTCCTTCTTCGCGACCGCGAATTCTTCCCATTCCAGACCGTCGAACGGGTACAGGGCGATTTCTGCCGAGCGACGCGACGACAGGATGGTTCCCAGATGGTTCTCGATATCCAGAATGTCGATTGCCGTCAGCAGCTTGCCCGCGCTCTTGTTCAGGACCTCGATGATACCTTCGACCGCGATTGCGATCTGCGAATCACCAGAACTGATCCAGCCGTATCCGGACAGGCGATATCCGGCGGGGCGGATTTCGGACAGGTCGATGATGAGCTTGGTCGCCGACTTCTTGAACGCCAGAAGCTTTCCGAAGAATTTCGCCCATGCTTCCGCGCTGTCACCGACCTTGATGGTCCAGACTCCGGTCGCCTTGTCGAAAGTCTCGACGTTGTGAGGGTGTCCTTTCAGTGCGGGATCGGAAAGGGGGTTGCCGTCTGCGTCTTTCGGCAGTACCTTCTGGGAACGAATCACTTCGTATTCCGGGATGTACGTTGTGAACCCGTTGAGCACGCCGATGTTGGCCCGGAAGCCGACGCCACAGCCCTGCAGGAGAAGCCAGATCGTGTCCACGACATCGTGCACGGTCTGGACGACGCCGAACGAACAGTTGAACTGCGAGGACTCACGTTCCTTTGCGACCTCTGTGCCACCCAGCCAACGGGTCCGACCGGATACCGTGACCTTGCGGTTCATGAAGAGTTCGTAAAGTTCTTCGAGTTCTTCTTCCTGCTCGACGGACAGGTCGTGTCCCTGTGCACGCTCCCAGAGCCATGTCTGGTGGTTGATCACCCGACGCCATGCCTGCTGCGGTGTCTCGAAGATCGTTCCGTTGCTGTTGAGAGGACGAAGGTATGTGCGGCGCTCGATTACTTGCGCCCGAATGCTCTGCTGCATTTTTGTTCTTTCGGTTTGAGTTGTACTGGTGCTTGTGTCCGCTTGGGACGAACCACCAACATATGCCAACTTTTCGTGATTGTCAAACCGTAGACCCTGTCAAGGTCATATTATTTTTCGGTTCGATTATTGCTGTGTTATCTTGACGCAGCGATCACTTCCTCGGCGCTTGCGGGCTTGCCGTCGAGGTAGTATCCTTTCCCCAGAAATTCAACGACGCGCCCTTCCAGAGCGATGCGTGCGCGCTCAAGATCGTTGTATCCGTCGCCCAGCGATGCCACAATCTCCCCGTTCAGGGAAAGGTGTTTTGGTCGCTTCGCTGTGGCTTGCCGGGTTGGTCGGGGTATTTTCAGTTCCTTGATCCAGCGGCGAACGGTCGCAGTGCTCACGTTAAAGTGTTCGGCGATACCCTCACGGGTAAGGCCTCGGTCGAACCGAAGCTCTACCAGTTGCTCCTTCGTTGGAGTAACGTCTCTGTGTGTCAAGTCTTGCTCCCGTAGTATTCCTTGACGGCGTCTGCTGGGGACACGCCGTCTTGCATTGCGTTAAGAGCCACGAAAGCGGCCTGTGTGATCATACCATTCTCGAACATGGCACGTGTCGCCAGAGCCATAGCCATGGCGGATGTGACAGGCTTGTCTGCCGTCTCATCGCCCTCGACCTCGGTGAGGAAAGAGACCGACTTAGCCCCCTTATCCTCGAACGTGATTGTGATCTTAGCCATTACACCACCTCGTACTTGTCGCAGTGCTCCCCGCTGAGCGTCTTGCGGTACTGCACCCATCCGCCATCGAAGTTTCCGGACAGATCGGCACGATCCCATTGAACCCCGCCGTCATACCAGTTTGGCTCGTCGGGTATGGCTTGGTGTTCTGCAGGAGACGCATGCAGCGGCTCGCTGCCGACCAGCCGCTCGTAGAGGGCGACATCCTTGGCGAAGTCCGGCTCTTTCCCGTCGTGGGTCAGGTAGGATACGCGTGCGCAGCGTGCGACGGACAGCTTGATCAGCACTTCGGTTGTCACGGCTTCGATCACGATTACGCCGGGGGCCAACTCGCGGGGGGCGCGCATTGTCTTCTCAATCTCACGGACATACGGAAGGTGCCATTCACCGGGGTTCAGGCGATGTGGTGTGGACGCCTGCAGCGCCTCCCACATGGCGTCAGCCAGTACACGGATTTCGGGCTGTGCGTCCGGGTGCCGCCGCAGCCAGAAGAAGTTGTCGAAGTTCGACGCGGTGACGATCACGTCGATGTGCATGAACGGTTCGAGGATTCGGTTGACGACCTGTTTGTGGTAGCCTGCCTTGTGGAAGGCCGTGGCAACCTTGATCGCCTTGTCCCGCGCAACACACCACGCACCTGCTGCGCTGGCGGTGACAAGACTTTCATGTGGAAATTCGTCGCCGATGTTTACGAGGGTATCCTGTTCCTCGTGTGCCTGCATCCCAGACTGGTTCTTGCCCCAGTGTATGGGCATGGCGGTGTCGGCGATGATGTTTTTGATCATGGTCTCGACAGGGATTGCACGGCTCGACGACGCGTTGCGTGAGAACAGCCGGTGTGTCATTACCTCTGCGTGAATGAACCGTGGATAGCGCAACTGGAAGGTGATCAGGTCCGGGCAATGGGCCGTTTCACTCCCATGGAACGCCGAGCGGCTGTGGGCGATGATCTTCGCAGATATGGTCATGTTGTTTCCTTTTGTGAAAGCAGTCGATATGCAGAATTCAGGGTCACCGCGATGCCCTCTTCGACCTTCACTATAGCCGAAGTGCGCACGATGTGTCCATCCGGAAAACGGCCCTTCGAATCGTTTGCCGCCGTCCCCCAGATGCAGTAGAATTCTCCGGTTGAAGTAGGCATTTCTACCCAGTCTTTCAGGTCGGCGGTCACCTCCAACGTGGAAACGTCAACGCCCATCCGTGCGGACTTTAGGTCCCTAATCTCCGCACGCTTCTTTTCTCTGGATTCTTCCCTCAGGCGTTCATATTCGTCCCTCAGGCGTTCATATTCGTCGAGGTCGACGTCCAGCTTGTACATTGGCTCGGTCATGTCAGTCTTTACCTTGTGTTGGGCGACCAAGGTCAACCTCGATTGTTGCGGAAGCTCTTTCGGTGCCGGTTGTTGGAAGAAGATTAACGCGCATATCCGCCACTGTATACCCGGAAAAGTTTTCTTCTATGTAGGTTCTTACGGCTTCTTTTATGTCCGCAGGGTATAGCGTTACCATATGTTTCACAGTGCACCTCCATGGCGTTTTGCATTTCTGATAAGAGAGCAGACAAGCCCCCAGCTTGGAGAATCCTTGTCCCTCTTTGGGGCTTTGATCTGGGTCTTCATGCTCAGGAATGGTTCTTTCCGGTACTTCACCGATTTCCACTCGACCTCAATAAGACCTGCCCAGTCAGGTATCTCCGCATGCGGAATGATCCCAACCGGTGCGATGTAGTAGAACTCGTCTGACCACAGGCGCGCTCCACGCTGCTTCTCATGGGTGTCGCGACGGAAGTCAGCACGAGAGACCTTTATCTCGTAGGCCGTAGCCTTGTTCCCCGTGGACGGACCCGGATTGATCGACAGGAAATCGATCCGGCCCTGCATACCGAATCCAGAGGACAGGCGGAGTTCCTGAAACCAGATGTCCTTTGTGTGATGTTTTTGCAACAGGTCTTCTATCGCGGGTGTCTTGATCGTATCATTCCTGTACACTTCAATCCCCTTCGGAATATGTGACTTCTACGCCACACTCTTCAAAAATCTTTTCAGACAACCTGAATTTTTCTCCCCAACGGGGATCGGAGAAATCCGGGTGAGGTGATACGATCCGAACAATGCCGGACAACACCAATGCGCGGGCGCAGTCTGTACAGGGGAACAGCGTCGTGAACGCGGTACATCCCTGTGTGGACAGCCCCTCACGGGCTGCTTGGTACACTGCAGCCCGTTCGGCGTGTTCGACCCAGTCATACTTCTCCGGGGCGTCAAAACGCTCTGGGTGGTCCTCGCAGCCATGGGCAAGAATGTTCGTGCCCGTCGCTGCTACCATGTCGTCCCGGCCCACCAGAACGCACCCGACGATCCGGCCCTTTGCAGGGCTGTTCTTGGTCACCAGATGAGCAAGAGACATGAACAGGTGGTCTCGTTCAAGGTTGCTCATTGAACATTCTTTCGGCGATCCTGTTTGCCTCCACAAGGCCTTCTACAAACTCCTTGATGTCTGCGATGGTTCCCGTGTTATTTAGGACGCCTCCCACCTTTAGGTTGTCGATGTGTATTTCCGACGCGTGCCCATCAGAATCCCCCTGACTCGGTCGGGTGATTCGGTAGGTGTACGCACCCAGATGGTTCAGCGCTTCTTCCTCGTGACCGGGGAACCTGAAATCGCTGCACACAATATTGTCCCCGAACAGCCCGCTTTCCACTCTCTTCACGAAAATGTCAGACCACAGGGAGGTCCCAATCATCTCCCGCCACTCTGTTCCAAGGGTCTGCATGGCATATCTCGGAGTCTTGCCTTGCAGCCAATCACATTGAACCTCTTTCAGGTCCCCCTCGATCTTGCGCTCGGTGGTCTCAGGGTCGACACCGCAGGTTCTATAGAATGCGCGCAGCATGTTCTTGAGAGGATCAGCGAATTTCAGATCAACGAACCCCCTGTCCGTGAGGACTTTCGATGCGGTGCTTTTTCCAGAACCTTTTCGTCCTGCGAATGCGTATACAGCCATGGTATCCCCTTATTCGACTTCCCAGTCGCTGTCCATGTAGACGTTGATGCCAACCTTCTGGCTGGTCATGTTGAATTTCATCGGGACGCATGGTCCGACGTCGATACCGAGAGCGTCGGCGAGAGAATCGATGGTGATCAGGACGTCACCAATCTCTTCCCGTACGGCCTGAACAAGCTCTTCCTCGGTCTTCCCCTTGTTTCCGGCGATACCGCGTCGGGCACGATACAGCTTCTTCACGGCGTCCAGTAGTTCGCCGGACTCTCCGCCGAATTCCACGGCGCGGAACAGGGGATCGATGGCCTCGTTTCCGGGCCACTGTCGTGCCCGTTCCCGATTTGCTGTACGCAGACATGCCATGCTGTCGATGGGGCGAATCCCTCCCCCTTCGATAACCATGTCCTGATGTCCCACAAGACCCTCTTCCCAAAGCTCGTCGAAGTCGTCCTCGATCCCGCACAGGGGGAGCGCCGTCTTCTGTGCGGATTGCAGGTCTTCGAGTGTTGCGAAGACCGTGGAGTCCAGTCCGATGTCCCATTCTGATTGGGACAGATACATTGTTTTCATTACATCACCACTGTGAGTTTTTCTGCGGCCCGTGTTACCGCCGTATACAGCCAACGCGAGGAAGCGTCACGGAACGCTCCGCTTTCATCGTGTACCACAACATCGTCCCACTGGGAACCCTGACTTTTGTGACAGGTCAGAACGTGGCCCCAGTCCAGATGTTCACATTCCCGCTTCGCTTTGAACGCCTGCTGAGAGGGTGCGGAGTATGTGTTCTGCTTCCGGAAGTGGTGCTCTTCGAACAGGCCCTGCGCGGCCCACACTTCGTAAGGTGTTCCACCACCATCATCGTCGGAGAATTTGATCTGTAGGCGGGCATTTCCATTTCTCAGGTCTCCGATATCCGAAAGACACGTGACGATTGTACCATTGACCATCGTTTCGAGCTTTGTGCTGTTCTTGCAGAACAACAGCGGCTCTCCTTCACAGGGTCCGGTCTCCGTAAAGCCCAACGCACCCCTGATCTTTTTCGTCAACGTCCACCGCTTCTTGTGCGTTCCGCACAGTACCATAGCCTCCCGGTCCATGTCCAGCGTCACATCATCATCGCGACGGTTGACGATCTTGACACCGTCGCCGTAGTCCCCAAGCTTCAACTCCTGTCCGTTGCGTGCCATGGTCGCGATCCGGATGATCGGATTGCCTTCTGCTTGCCGATGGATTTCTGTCAGGAACGCATCCGGCTGTTCACAGTCGAACCCGTACTTGTCGTTGACGGGAGGAAGCTGTCCGGGGTCTCCGAACGCCAGTATCGGTCGACCGAATGTGGCGAGGTCTGCGGCAAGCGAGGACCCCACCATGGACCCTTCATCGACGACGATCAGCTTGCATTCCTCAGGGAAATCTTCCATGGGACGCAGCGTGAATTTTGGACCATCATTGTTATCCATGGCCCGCATCAGATCGAGGTTGAGCTTCTGGATTACGGCTTCCGCCTCTTTCGGCTGGATGAAGTCGTTGTTCCACATGATTCCGTTCTGCTCGCCCATAACGTCTGCGACGATCTGCTTCTGCAGGTTCGCGATCTGGGCCTGAATCTTGTCCGCTGCCGCCCGCTTGGGGAGGTAGATCAGCTTGTGAATTGTTGTGGGAGTCTCGTGGATTCCGAACGCCTTGAGCTTCTCGCCCATGACTTTCGCGGCCTTACCGGTCGGTGCGCAGAACTTAACCTGATCCGGAGCAAGCCCGAAGCTATCGATAACGGCAGGTAGAACAGTTGTGTTATGCGTCACGATAAAATCGTCCGTGAGATACAGGTGGTCCGGGGACGCGATCTGGATGCACTGCTGCTCCACCTTTCCAATGTACTCAGCGCTGCGCATGTAACGGCTGGGAAGGTTCTTTGTGCTGGGGGTCCACTGGGAGGCCTTACGCTCCAAGCGGAATGGGTTGAACATAGTCTTGACGTTGACACTAAATTCCACTGACCCTGTGGACTTGCGTTCACAAGTACGAATGACCGCCACGCCCCCAAGGGAACGGACCAACTCCGCAACCCCATAGGCCAACGCAGGGGTGTTGGACGCGAACGAGGTACGATTGGCGCGGATGCTGCCATCTGTGTCCATAAGACCGCGAAGAAGGGCGACGCGGTCTTCGACCGGAGCCTTCATGTAGCGCTCTGGGATAAACTTTTCCCGTCCATGTACACAGATTCCCAGAGACATCAGCGCGTCCTTGAGCGGGTTCTCTTTGTCTGCCCTGCTGTACACAATCCGGTACTGTTTGCAGCCGCTCCCTTGACTGTACGTGGTCATAGTCACCCCATCCGGGAGTTCTCCCCGGATTATCTCTATTAGGGCTGGCTCGTGGTCCGCAATACTGATTTGGGGTGTGCTGCCGCACAGGTAACCATCCCCCAGAAGTGCCCCCACGAGGTAGGCAGACAGAGCAGGGGAATCCCATCCGTAATCGACCGGGGCCGCAAGTTGGATGTGGTAGCGCATATCACCAGAAGGGCGCAAGATGCCGTTCTCCATGATCTTCGAGAGAGGAAGAGTACGGTATTTTCCGGCCTTGCGGTCTTTACCGGCGGATACATTCCACAAATGATCGTCGCAGCATGTGGTGCTGGAACCATCTCGGAATGTTACGCGATAGGCTGGTTTTACACCTTGTGGAAATACCCCCGTAACCGGATAAGCGATACCATCGGAGCCGAATACGAGGTCTCCTAGAGATATGTCTCCCATGCGCACTGCCCCTGACGGGGTCTGTATCATAGCATCAAGCGGCTGAGCCTTTCCGGTCCCTGCGTAGCCTCCGAAGAAGAAGTCCTGTCCCTTTCCGAGCATCGTCTTAGATTCATCATCGCGTGCAAACTCATACGCCTCTTCGAATTGAAACATCTCGAATTGGTGCCTGTTGCGGTCGGCTTCTTTGTACCAGTCGGCAGCAAGGCGTACCTGCCCCCACTGGTGTTCTGTTAGTGTAGGTGTCACCGAGTTGTCCTCTTCCTGTCTGGTGGTAGGGGAGACACGCTAACGCGTTCCTCGCCCCTCGGTAATGACGTGGAATCAGGCTTCCTCGGTAACCTCTGCCGTCTGTGCCGGATCGCCCAGAAGCTGGCTCAGCGCGATACTGATACGCTCGGCTTGGGCAAGCTCGGCCTGCGCGGCTTCGGATGCAGCGGTCTCGTCACGGTCGACCTGTGCTGCATAGTCTTTCGCGTCGGAAATACGCTTTGCGGCGACGCGCTTGCGCTCTGTGTGCGTGGCCAGCACTGCCTTGAGATTGTCCTGAACCTGACGGAGCGGGGCAATGGCTTCTGCAACGGTGGTTGGGACGATTACTTTCTTTCCAAACATAGGTGATTCTCCTTCATGTTGTGTTTCGATTTGTTGGGTATAGCTGACCCCGCGTTAGCGGGTCAACTACTTTTCTCAGAAGGAGGTTTAGGCGTAGCCCTTGCCGCGTCCGCGACCACGACCACGGCGTGGTGCCTCGGTCTCGCCCGCGTCTGCCGCAGCCTTTTCGTCGTCGGGGAGGGGCTTGTCTGCAGCCTTGCTTTCGATCTGCTTTGGCTCGTCCTTGGGGGCTTCTGCCTCGGCGTCCGGCTCGTCGTACATGTCGGGGTCTTCGCCCGCTTCGACCATCAGTTCCTCTTCGGACTTCCAGCCGACGATCTTGAGAATCGGGTTGTACCGCTTCCCGACCGTCTTGTTCTTGGACACGTAGGACCGGGCGTCGATTTCGATGATCGGGACCAGCCCTTGCTTGAACCGGTACTGCTTCCCGAAGGAGGACAGCATTGCCCGGAACGCGCTCAGGGCGACGCCCTGATTAAGCTTGATCACGAACTCTTCGCCGAACGCCATCTCGTGCTCCGGGTTGTCCATGAGAGGACCGCCCACGAGACGCATTTCCAGCACCGCCTGACACGACCATCCATCCATGAAGTTGGACTTCCGATCCGCCTGCTCGACACGGATTTCTTCGAGCGACATGTCGCCATCGTAGCCGTCCGGCAGGAAGTCCGGCTCGTTGTCGTATTCCATGGGCGACCGCGCCACGAAGGTTTCCAGCGTTTCGAGGACCTCGCCCTCCCACCAGAATGTCCAGTTCCACTTGGACTGTTCGACGTTGGCCGCGAACTGGGTGCCGTACGGTACCTCTTCCTCGTCCTTGCCGTGGAGGAAGTCGCCGGAAGCGCCCTTGAACTTCATGTAGGTTTTCTGGCCCGCGCCCGCGCCCGCATCTGCGAACGGGTTGTAGTTGTCGGAACCAGCCATTGCGCCGCCTGCGGCGTTTGTCAGTGCATTCGTCATTTTGCTTTCTTCTTTCTTTCATTCTAGGCTTATCACCCGTGGGAGGTTATACCAGACATTTAGGCCACGGGGAACCCCTTAATGTCCGATTTCTTCAATCGTCGTAACGATTTAGTCTTCTGAGGCCCCGTCCATCGTGACGGTCAGCTTTTCATAGCCAGACCCCTCGTTCATGTACTTTCCCGGATCGAGTCCATCCTCGATCATCAGTTCCTTCGACAGGGTCTTACGGCCTGCGATGGTGGTGTAGCTAACCTTCCATCCGTGCCCTACGGCGCGGCTCTGGTTGGACCGGATCAGTGTCTGACGGATGTCTTCGTTGCTCTCTTCGACCTTCCGCTTCAACGCCTTCTCTTCACCTTTCAGAACCTTGTGTGCGCGGACTTTCTCGTCCAGTTGCTGGACCAGATAACTTCCTTCCTGATCTTTCTCTTCTTTTTTGGTCAGGGCCTTGCGCTTCTCTGGTACCCGTGATACGGATACTTCGTCACACGACCGCTTGAAAGGGCAATATGCACACATGCCATCCAGTTTACCTTCGGCATGAAGCATTGCGGGGTCGGTTTCGACAAAAACCTGCTCAGCCCGCTTGCGCCCGATCTGGTAGATGCTTTCGTCGAACGGGACAACGTAGATGCGGATGTCGTCGAGCCACGATGCGTTGATGTAGATCACGACCGCGTAGTTCGGCTTGTAATCTGTGGTCTCACGAATGAGGCCCATCTGCATGTGGGTCTGCCCCTCGTGGATCGCCTTTGGTTCTGTGATGTTGATCCTTGGGTCGAAGGACTTCATCTCGACAACGAGGCTGTCCTCGTCGATTTCTTCGATCCCGTACGCCGCAAGAAAGTCAACCGGAAGTTTGGCTCCGGTCGGGTCGATGATCAGGCCATCGAGTGTGGCAGAGCTAACGCCATCCACAATGGTCTTCTGGTCTTCACCTTCCATGATCAGGTCCAGACCGCGACGGGCCAGACCAGATCGGATTGCCGGGACGACCTGATAGTTCTCGATCAGGTCCCCACGCCGCACAGCGCCCCAACTATCGCGGTAATCCGGATCGGGCAGAAAGCCATGATCCTTACCGCGCTTGCCGAACCACGACTTGCGCATGCACCCGAACGCTTCCGATGCACCGACAGATTCGTTTCTGTCGTGGGACCACGTCTTTCCGCAGTCCTTGACATAGAATTCATCAAACAAGTCTTCGAAGGCGAACAGGTCTTTCGGGATCGTGTCAGGAACCCCCGTCTCCCGTAGCTCGTCGAAATATGTCTTCTCGGTCACGCGCGACCTCCGAATCCGTAGGTGATGCGGGGGTCTTCCATCTCAGGGACTTCCAGCCCGTTGTCCTTGCACGCCATGCGATAGCCTTCCTGCATTGCGCGCGTCAGAGCGACCATGTTCATCAGTTCGGTGACCTGACTGGCAAGTACCTGATTGTCTTGCGAGATTGTGTGGACGACCGGAGTCGCCCGTTGAATTGTTACACTCATTGTTTTTCCTCAGGTGAATTTGTATTCGCCACTGAACACGCCCATGTCCAGCAGTTCGTAGTATACGCGACCGGTTGCGCGAACGTCAACCAGCGCGTCGTGCGCTCCTTCCAGAGTTTCGTTGTAGAAGAATTTGATGCACTCTTCGAGTTTGGGCCACTTCCATTGACCGCGCACTTTCCCGCCACTCTTGTGCGGGGCCTTGACGATGTCGAGGGCTGCGAGCATGGTACAGATGATCGTCTTGTCCTTGAACGGATCGACGTAGTCTTCTCCGATCATGTCGTAGTAGACGAATGCGGCGCGGCGCATCACAGTCACGTCGAATTTTGCATTGTGTGCGACACATATATCACACGTCTTTACCATGTCAAGGAAGAACTCAACCCCGGTCACAAGATGCGTTCCATACTCCGTCGCGATTGCGTCGGTCAGTCCTGTGACTTCCGATGCCTTCTTGTCCATCGTCCACCCGTCCGGCTGGATCAGGTAGTTCGCAGCCATCATCTCACGACGATTGACGGCGTCGATCTTCATACCGATCTGGATCGGCATGGGCTGTTTCGGGTCGGTCGCGGCGTAGTTATCCTTCACCAGTCCGGTGGTCTCTGTGTCGAAGAAAAGTGTGTTCATATCTGGTGTGCTCTCTCTCTAGTCTTAAGGGTGTACAGGTTATTTTACGGCGTGTCAAGTATAATATATGGTTCAGGAACGCCACACCCAACGATCTTTACCGCAGTCGTAGATACGCAAGTACCCAGCATCTTCCATCATATCTTTCTCTGTTTTATCTGTGTCCCACACGTGGGGGAGCTTTTTCTGTATGGCCTTCTTTTTGAACGCACTTTTACGGTGTCGGATTCTTCCATTCGGTTCAATGTAATAGTAGTCTGGACGTACTTCTCCGTCCCAACTGAACCCTAATTTTTCATACATCCAACCGGTGAACCACCTGCGATCTGACATGGACACAACTGTGTCTGGCGCATGGGTTTTTACGAAATGGGAGAATAGTTTAGAAGCTGCACCGGGATGGGTTTTACCATCTGTGCAGAACCTGTGCAATTCCCACGCATGCGTAGATTTCCGAGACGGTGTTCCAAAGGTCATACAGGCAACAATTCCATTATTATCCCTCAAAGAATAAGATACCTTTGATCTGCACGCGCCTTGAAGATGGTGGGATTCCAGAAATACAGATACATCTTCTTCCTGTATAAATAGCTTCCTCGCGGGGAGTCCGCGATTCTTTTTCCCAAGTATGGCTAGAATTGCATTTTCCGCTTTAGGTCCTGCTTCATCCTCGTACATAGTTATCAGGTGTATTCCCAACTCTTTGCATCTATTCCACTTGTTGTAGTGATATAGCCTTTCTTTGTATTTTTCCGAATGCCAGTAAAGTCCACAATACTCGACTGCAACGCCTTCTTCTGGGCAATAGATATCTAGCTCTTTACCGTTGAGTACCGTTCTATCCCCTCTAATAGTACCTACACATGCCGTGCTGACGAAATTGTACAATCTGGTTTCTGCGTGAGATTTTACTCTGTTTGAGCACTTTGGGCACCCATCTCCACGTCCTATGTGCTTATCTGGAGTCTGTAAAAATACTCCATGCTTCTGGCATGTTACTGCCATGTTGGACTTATACGCCCCAATAGTTTCAGCATGGTACTCATACACATCTCCGTGCACATCTTTTGCCCGTGTAACCAAGTCTTCTGAGGAATTACGATACATTCCTATTCTATTTCTCCCGAGACATCCGGGGCATGGAGTAGTTGCCAATTTATGCTTCTCAGGTGATTGGTCGAACCACCCATGTTGATTACAAAATATCTTCATTTTCGTACTGACATTTGAATAGCTAGAGGAATCATACTCAAAAGTATTACCATGAACCTCCCGCATATTCGCCAAAACGGCGGAGAACGGCGGAGTCTTTGCCTTAGAGATTCTATCTCCCTTACACTTCGGGCATCCTTGTCCCCTTGTATGTGCGTATGCTTGCTGTGAGAACTCCCCGTGAATTTTACACGTTATAGCTACGATGGATGCTGATCCACCGTAGCTAGTTTCATCGTATTCATACAAGTCTCCATGGGCAACATTCGCCCGCCGAAGAAACTCTTTGAATGGTATCGCCACGATGGTTTCTCCTTAGTGAGTCACAGCCCAATTTTCCCCGATTTTGCTCTCGGCTGCAACCGGGCATTTGAAGTTGAAGTGATCCCCAGCCATCGGAGCGGCAAGCTCCATCAACTCGGCAGCGCGCTCTGCGAGGTCTTCACGGACGGCGATCTGCGTCTCATCGTGAGACCACGAACACATGAAGTATTCCTTGCCGTCGCCGTGCTCCCAGCCTTCATCATAGAACAGGTCTTCGATGATCAGCAGCCACTTCTTGGCGATGAGTGCACCGTCAGATTGCAGCCGCAGGTTGAGTGCAGCGTGGTCGGAACGGACGTACAGACGACGACCGTCGAGGCCACGGATTGTTCCACGCGACCTGCGCTTCTCCCGCTTGATTTCCTTGATCGCTTTCGCAAGAGCGGGCATAGCTGCCATCAGGGCCGTACGAAGCTGTCCGCCGATGGTGCGCTGACGCGCCTCAGACGCGAACGGCTCGACGATAGAACCAAGCTTAGCGTCTCCGCCACCATACATCGCAGCGTACAGCAGGCGCTTCGCCACCGACCGAGAGATACCGGCAATGTCTGCGTTCTTCTGGTGGATGTCACCGTTGAGAACGACATCAATCATTTCCCCATCGTCAAACGGGAACACGAGGTTGGCGAGACACCGAAACTCGATGCCGGAAAGGTCGCAACCGACCAACTTGTACCCTTGCGGAACGATGAATAGCTCGCGGCAGTCCCATCCGAATCCGCCCTCTCGGCCTCGCATCAGAATTGCCCACTCGCCTTTCTTGTCCTTCCACTTCGACTCCACCACATAGGGCAGGTTGCAGAAGTTTACAAGGGTCGACCATTCAGTGACGTAGGCCTCACCCTTATCGAAGTCCTTGAATTCCACAGCGTTCACACCGGGCACCTGAGAGACGTTTGGTGCCGCGTGGGTGGCGCGGCCTGACACGGTACCGCCGACGTTGACGCGACCGTGTATGCGCCCGTCAGGGCGTACCAGCTTGAGCCAGCCGTTCTGTCCGTCCGCTACCTGTCCAAGCCGCTTCTTGTAGAAGAACAGTTCAGCGAGCTTTTCAGCCAGTGGGATTTCAGATGCCAGTTCACGAAGTATTTCATCATCGACACGTGCCGACCCCTTTTCCGTGAAGTCCTGCGGCTCCCAGCCATACAGGGTCTGCATCCGTTCAACGATCTGTTGACGGCTGTTCGGATTGAATTCCTTCAACTCGACCTTCACGAACGGCGCGCCTTCCGCTGTGTCTGCGCGCAGCTTTCGGTAGTCTCCTTCGGCACAGTATTTGGCGTTGGCCTTGGCATAGGACATGGAGCGCTTTGGGTATGTCAGATCACCCCAAGTCCTGCGTTCCTTGCTCTCACCGTGCTCAGCATTGAAATCGTCCATGTGCCGCTTGGCAGGACGATACCAGCGACCGATCTGGGCAACAGCCTCTTCCGCCAACCGGTCGTATTCGGCCCGCAGATGGTCCGCCAGAAGACACGCCTGTTCGACGTTGAACTGGAACCCGTTCCGTTCCTGCTGTACCATCAGCGCGTGAATTTCATGCTCCATCTGGATCGCCTCAAGCGACCAGTCGAATGCCTGAATCTTGTCCCACAGCATGTGGTTGACATCGACGTCGAGAATCATGTAGTCGTGCATCGCCACGTTCCAAGTGCCCCAGACGTAGTGGTGCAGTTCTTCTTTCGTGGGTGCAGGCAGACCAGCTTCCTTGTGCTGTTCTTTCAACTCATTCTCGCGGTCTTTTTTGTAGTCGCCCTTGTGCAGCCCGAGGCGTTGTCCCCAAGCTTCAAGGCCTTGCGAACCGATCAGGCGTCCCTCAAGCTTGCCCTTCGCGGCATTCCGGAAGTCAGATTCCTTGATGTCGGCGAACACCATTCGGCACATGACCAGAGTGTCGCTGATCACGGCATCGTGACCATAGTCGGCCTTCTGTATCACCATCGCATTCTCGTCGAAGTCGATGATGTTGTGCCCGGTGATGTAGTCGGCCTCTTCCAGCAGGGCAATGCCAACACTCAACTTCTCGATATTGGTGTGGCCAAGCTCCGCCAGAGCGTCAAGGTCTTCCTGCGCAATCGGGAAGTAGTCGTCGTTAACGAACGAGCGCTTGCGGCCCGTCTCAAGGCACTTGATCGCAAGGCTGTGTATCCGGGTCATGCAGAACGGAGGTTCCACATGTTCCGGCAACAGGCCATCGGTTTCGACATCGTACAGCAGGCGCTTCCACGGCATATTACAGCCCTTCACGGGTTACGGTGATCACTTTGATGTTGTTCGGAAACCGAATATACTCGGCGACGTATCCTGTGTCACCAAGAACTTTCGTCTTCATCACTTCT